CGATCAAGGTCGCAAAGATCATCGAAACGGCAGAGGGCGGTTGCGGCGGCTGCATCAATGAAGCCGTGCGCGAACTTGAAAAGGAATTTCCCGAATTTAAGTGGAAGGTCAAAAACATTGAGGGCTTTAACGCTTCAATAGAAGTGACACCAAATTACAAGCCGGATGTTCCCGCCCCTACAAGACCAATGCGGAGATGCTGACATGACCCACGATAACGTAACAGACATTGAAAAGCGGTTGCGGAACTTTGCGCTAAACACACTCGCGCTTATTCCCGACAAGCTACAGCAATACCCAAAGACGGACCCTGACCTAATAATCAAAGGCTTTTCGCATCAATGCGACCTGCTCACAGAAGCCGCCGACACCATCGCAACACTACGCAAGCAACTTGCGAATGCGCGGGAGGCTTTGCGCCCGTTTGCGCTTGCTGCTCAAAAAGGCTCGAACGTCTACGCAGGCGTTCAAATGGCCATGAAGGATAGGCCGGACCTATTCTCATATTCGACCGCCTACATTGACGCTGGAAGGTCAACAGCGCACTCGCACCTAAGCTGGAGCGACTATGTGGAGGCAAGAGAAGCCTACGAAGCACTGAAAGGCCAGCCATGACACACTACACTGTAAACGATATGTGTACTGCCGGTTGCACCTCGCGCCGTGGAATCCGCTATTGGGAAACCGAAGGATTGCTTGGCGACGTCGGACGTTCGGCCGGTGGTACACGTCAATACACTCTCGACCAATTGCACCGGGCGAAGATTATCGCGGCCGCGCAATTTGGCGGTTGGAGTTTGGAGGAAGCCAAAAACATGCTGGCTGAATGGGGTCCGGAAGTGCGCGAAGCTTTGATTGTCCGTTTATCCGACCAGGCTAAAGCAGCTTTGAAACTCGCCGAAAATTTACCTGTGATCGAAGGTATGATTGAACGAGATCTGGACGTGATTGCTCCGGAGTACGATTTGTGAGCGCACTCCAACTGGATGACATATATGCAGGCAAGAAATTCGGTTCTGCCGTCGTACTCTATCTAACTCGGAGAGGTAAAGACAGGGCAGCGGAGTGCCGGTGTAACTGTGGGAAATCCTTCACCACAACATTGACAAGAATACGTTGTGGGCATGTGAATTCGTGCGCTTCTTGTGCAAGTAAAGCTGCATGGAAAAATGTGAAACGTCTTGCACCGGAAGAACTATTTCTCCGACGTAAAGAGCGACATTATAAGAGAGACGCAGTACGTAAAAATAGGGTCTGGTTGTTGGGTACATTCGAGTTTCGTGAATTACTCAATAAAGCCTGCAATTATTGTGGTTTGCCAGAGGCGGACGGTATCGACAGGTTGGATAATGTTCAAGGATACACTCCTGCAAATTCCGTACCGTGCTGCAGTCAATGTAATTATGCAAAACGGGATATGCCTGTGGATGAGTTTTTGCTTTGGGTATCTCGAATTGCGTTGAAGCAAGGATTTACGAAATGAAGATCGAAACCGGCGAACCTCGGGAAAGTGGATCCTATGTGTGCTATATGCACGGCGTCGACGTTCCGACCGTCGTTCGCTTTTGGCTGATTGGCACCGGTTGGTTGAACAATCTGAAAGAACCTGTTGCTGGTACGGTCGCAGGTTGGATTGGTCCCCTACCTTATATGAACGCTGCACCAGCGCAGGAGTTTGATTTGTGATCGTCCAGGAGAACGGCCCTAATTTTATATTGCGTGTACCCTCTTCGAACAAGAAAGAGGTTGCCGACCTTATGGCCTATCGCGGCTTGGCATTTAGTACCTCTGCGTCCAGCCGCAACGAAGCGGTATTGTTCTCACTCAATCCGTACTCGCTCGCCGATATGGCGACAGAGGATTGCAAACAACTCTATCCCTATAAACTGGAAATTGAAAAATCCCGTGCTCTCGACGGCAAAGGGACGGTGAAACTTCCACCAGGAATCGAGTTGTGGGATTATCAGAAAGCCACGCTTGACTATTTGCTGGAACGCAAAGGTGGAATTAACGGGGACCAGCCCGGGCTAGGAAAAACACCGACGTCAATTGCCTATTGCAATGAGCGGGAAGCGCAGCGCGTGCTAGTGATCGTGCCTGCATCGGTCCGGATCCAATGGGGCGAGCAAATCAAAAAATTCTCGACGATCCCCAACGTCAAAGTGTCGGTCATGCTGAAAGTGAAAGACGGGATCCACCCGACCGCGCATTACCAAGTGATAAGCTATGACGCTGCACGCAATCCTGCGATTATCAGGGCAATTTCAAAATACCGGTGGAATGTCATGATTTGTGACGAAGCGCACAAGATGAAAAATATCGACACTCTCACGACGCGCGCCGTTCTCGGGAATAACAAGGGTGAATACCACCACGGCGATATAAAGATCAAAGCGATTGCCGGGTATTGTGACGAGCACCTTGCGCTGACGGGTACGCTGCTTTTGAACCGTCCTAGCGAATGCTATGTGCTGTTCCGATTTTTCGATTGGGAAGCTATCGATTTTATCAGCGAGCAAAAATTCAAGGATCGGTACAACCGGCAGGCGGATCTTACCACTATCGAGGGCAAGCGCTTCAAGCTGGAAAGCACCAGCCTGGAACATGAATTGCAAAATCGCCTGCGGGTAAATGTGCTCGCACGTCACGAGAAAAAAGACGTGCTGAAATTCATGAAGCCACCGCGCTACTCCATTGTACGTTGCGAAGAAAATTCGACCGTGAAAAGTGCGCTCGACGCCGAAGGAATGCTAGATATTCCCCTCGACGAAATCCAAACGACAAAGGATTTCGAAATTCTTGGACACATTGCGGCCGTTCGTCGCTTGATGGGAATGGCCTTGGCACCGCAGATTGCGGACTACGCGCGAGATTTTCTCGAAGGCAGCGACGAGAAATTGGTAATCTTCGGCTGGCATATTGATGTTTTGTCAATCTTTGAGGCGGAATTGTCCAAATTCGGTACGGTCCGTGTTGACGGCGGGAAATCCCCAGCCGCACGGCAGAAAGCGGTTGACGATTTTATCAATGACGATAATGTCAGAGTGTTCTTAGGAAATATCCAATCGGCGGGCACTGGATTGGATGGACTACAGAAAGTTTGCTCCCGTTGCTATCTAGCCGAACCGGATTGGGTACCAGCACAAAATGAGCAAGCAGTCTCCCGCTTGGACCGGTTTGGTCAATTGAGTGTTGTCAATGCGGAGATATTTGTAGCGCCTGGATCTATCTCCGAAAAAATACTTGTACGGGCCATTGAGAAAATGAACGTGATCCATCACGTTTTAGATGAAAAAGGAAGTTGAAATGAAAATCGAAATTGAACTTACCATTGGTGTCAGCACTGCTGTTCTTGCTTTGATTAACGGCTTGAACACCGGAGGTATGCGTGCAGCACCGGTAGAAGCCCCAAAGGCAAGTCGGATTGTCGAGACTGTGACGGAACCGGTATCTTCTACGGAAACGTCGGCCCCTGCCACTGCCTCGACTGACGACGGTGAAGTCGATGCACATGGTCATCCGTGGAATGCAGAATTGCACGCTGCGACCAAAGGCAAAACCAAGGATGGTTTGTGGCGCATGAAGGTCGGCGTTGTTCGGCCGGATCCTGTTGCGGGTTTTACGGCCGCACCGACCACTTCCACGACGGAAGCTGGAACGGAATCCGGACAAGCTACCTCTGCACCAACGGAAGCTGCAGCGCCTACGGCAACTTCGACCGATGAAGATGACGAATTTGCTGCGTTCCGTGACGCTGCGGCAAATGCTGCAGCAACCGACGATGCAGCAAAGGCCAGTGTTCCCGCGCGTAAGTGGACCGACGCCGATCTAGGTGCCTTGTGCAACCAGGCTGCGGTGAAGCTTGGCGATCCCACTCCTGTAAAGGAATTGATTGCCAAGTTTATCCCCGAAGGTGAAGTTGCACACAGCCGCAATATCCCCGAGGAAAGCCGTGCTGATTTCGCTAAGGCTGTTGAAGCCAAGGCTGAAATTGAATTCGCCGGCTAAACCTCACGGGCCGCACCGCTGGCAGACCGGTTAGTCTGCCGACAATTTGAGGTACTGCGACGTGTTCGTCCGAGCGTCGAAAAACATACAGCGTTTGCCGAAAGGTAGGCATCGGACCAACCACGATGAAACCAAGGATACAGCCATGAAACTTTCAGAACTATCATACCGTGAATATATCGCGCTTGAGGTTTTACCTTCCTTTGCTGCAAAATATCTCGACAAGGATGCAGTGTGGCGCGCGTTCGGTCTTGCCGATACTTTCATGAAGCACGCCGGAAAAGAAAACGATAAGATATTCCGCGCCGAACAACGGGCAATTGAAGCGGAAACCAAATTTGAAACTCTGCAATCTATCCATGTCAATATGGGTGAAGATTTTTCCGCTCGAATTGCCTTAACCCAAATTTGGGAATTCATCGGTGTAGATAATCAAACGGAAGCAATGGAAGTATTGCGCCTACGTCGGGCAGACCGGCCATGATCGAACTCGAACATTCCCCGCTAGGCGGATCCGCTGCACATAGGTTCATGACGTGCACAGCGTCGTTCCTGCTGCAGCGCGAACAGATCCAGGACGGCACTTTCGAGAACATCGAAAGCGAATATGCAAAACTCGGGACCGGCGCGCACGAATTAGGTGCAACAGCGCTTACAGAAGGTGCAGAGCCCTACGAATATATCGGCGAGGAATTCAATGGGTACCTAGTCGGCTGGCCTGACGGTATCGACCTCGACGCCGTGCAAATCTATTTCAATGACTGCATGAAGATCCTCGACACTCGCAAAGAGCAAGGTCATCTGCTGCTTGAAACCACTATCCACCTCCCACACATTCACCCGTTGTTTAAAGGTACGGTCGACTTCGGTTTTTGGTCGCTATCGGACGGTGTGAAGCTGCGGGACTACAAGAACGGTGAAGGGATCGGCGTCGCTGCACCGGGCAACCGGCAAATGCTCTACTATGGCTTTTTGCTGATTATGTCCGACGAAGAATTGCAGAAAGCACCGCGCGACCTGCCTGTTGAATTGGGTATCGTCCAGCCGAATTTCTACGGCATATTTGAAGAACCTGACGTTTGGCACACGACGCTAGGCGAGGTGATGGATTGGGGGCACAACGTTCTCATTCCCCGCATGAATTATCTAACGGATCGGGCAGTCGTTCAAATCGACGATTACGTACCTGGTTCACATTGTCAATTTTGCCCTGTCCTGCTTGACTGCATCAAAATGCAGGAAGCGTTCATGGAATATGCAACAGCTAGTGAGGATTTTATCGTCATGCTTACCAACGAAGAACTCGATAATTATTACTCGAAACGGGAATATGCGCGCCGCTTCATGAATGCGTTGGAAGAAACCGTGCGGGCTCGCCTTATCGGCGGTGGCAATATTCCTAGCGCAAAGCTGGTGGAGAAGCGCGTGCGTCGTGTGTGGAAGCCAGGGGCAGCCGCCGCGCTGCAAACGGCGTTTGGCGACAAGGCGTACAGTCCAAAGGAAATCCGCTCGCCTGCGCAAATCGAAAAGCTTTCCAGCCTGGGTAAAGAAATGGCACTCGAATGGGGCTATAAACCGGAAAGCAATGCGTTGTCGGTCGCTCCCCTATCGGATCCACGGCCGGAAGCAAAACCACGCACCAATGCAAACACCTTTGCGCACTTCGAACAGTCTCCCGAAGATCAAGGATTTTGACATGGGCGAATATGCGGACATGGCGGTGGATCAAGCATTGAACGGAAACTATTGGTTTCCTGATGATGACATGGACCCCGAAGATTCAGACTATGTGATCCGCAGGCGTCGCAAAAAGCGTCCGACAAATCAGGAAATCTTTATTCGTTTCACTGATTTTGCTCTCGCAGATACAATGGAGTTTTGACATGTGGCAGGCAATCAAATGCTTTTTCGGATTTCACCCGCGCCAACAGATAGAGGCTTTTGGATCTACTGTTACGCGCGATGATGGTCCGGTTTTTATCTACCACTGCAAAGAATGCGACCGTGTATTTTACGAGCCGTGGTATTAAGGAATTCCCCGCGTTGCTGCGTCCCCGTGACGCGCGGAATAATTTCAACAGGGACAAAAGGAAGTAACAATGGCTGAAACTGAACGCTACACTTTAATCAAACCTGCACGGTTGCTCTATTCGTCGGTGACGGTGAAATCTGCACCGCGCAACGTTGCCAATGCCACACCTAAATTTTCGGGAACCTTCGGGCTTGAAGAGGAAGATTTCAAGGCGGTTGTGGCTATCATGGTTCGTGCGATCACTGCAGAACTCGGATCCTTCTCGGGCAATCCTGGTGATTATTACCTTGCTTGTATGAGTGGGGTCACAGCCGGAAAGCGTGCAATTCAAAAAGCGGAATTGGACGCACAAGGTAAAGGCCAGGACGAAGCATTTAAGATTATGGAAAAGGCGAACAAACGCGCCGAACTCTATAAACCTTATGCGGGGATCCTGACTGCATCGTCGCAATATGACGTATCGCTTGCACGGCTGGAAGCTGGCAAGGTGATTGACATACCCGAAGAGGAACATGCCCGTGCCCAGGCTGGCAAGGATCTGTTTTATCCCGGTGCTTATGTCGTTCCTGCCCTGGCTTTCAAGCCGTTCCGGCGCAAGACGCTCGACGCTAAGGATGGTGTCACTGCCTATCTGCAAAACTGCATGTTCGTCCGCAAAGGTGAACGGATTGCAGGTGCCGGTGGTCCAGGGAACAACGAAGTGTTTGGCAGCTATGCCGGATATTCCGACTATGATCCCACGGCAAACGCTCCGAGCAATGCCGATCTGGATGACGACGTAGCATTTTAAAATTCGCCGCCTCACGCTCCGAGTGAGGTTTTCATCCCTGCTGGCAGACCAGGCGCGAAACGTCTGCCAACCCTTGCAGGAGAACAATCATGGTCTGGACACAAGCAGAAGCTATAGAATTATGTCGCAAGATCGAAGCGATTTGTCCAGAATACGGTGCGCATGTCGCTTTGACCGGTGGCACGCTCTATAAGGATGGTTTGCGCAAAGACGCTGATATTCTTTTTTACAATATCCGCCAAGTTAAGGAGATTCAACGGGAGGATCTTCTCTATGCTTTGGAGGAAATCGGCATTTCGTTAGGTAAACAATTTGGTTGGTGCCAAAAAGCATTTTACCAAGGGAAGCCCGTCGATTTGTTTTTTCCCGATTTATATCCTTCATCGGATATTTCACCGGATGATTACGGACAATCTAAACCTGCTGAATATAAGTTAGAGGATTTCTAATGAGATACGTTGTTGCCGATTTCGAAACTGCCAGCCGTGCGGATCTGGTGAAGATCGGTGCATGGAAATATGCGGCCGACATGACAACGTTCGTGCTCTGCTTGGCTTTCAAAGTGGTCAAAGATAATCAGCCGGCCCCTACGCGCACGCTCTCCGAAAAGCAGCTTCATGCGCTGGATCCTGAATTGATGGAATTGTGCAACGATCCGGCCGTCATCTTCATCGCGCATAACGCCGGGTTTGAGCAAGCCATGTGGAAATTTCACATGGTACCTATGGGCTATCCGGAAATGCCGCCCGAACGTTGGCACGACACTATGGCGACGGCAGGGTATCGCGCCTTACCTCTGGGGCTCGATGCTCTCGTCACGGCGCTAGAATTGCCTGTAAAGAAAGATATGGACGGTCACCGGCACATGCTCATTATGTGCAAGCCCGACCGATACGGCGGTTGGTCACAGCACAACGACTATAACCTCAAAACCCTCTATGATTATTGCGACAGTGACGTTGGGGCACAATATGGCGCATATATCGCGATGAAGGGGCTTGGGCCGGATGAACGACATACGTGGATCCTCGACCAGAAAGTCAACCAGCGCGGGATTAAGATTGACACCAATTTCGTGCATGCCTGTATCGACGTTCTCGACCAGGTGCGTATCCCGATGGTGGAGCGCTTTGGTGAATTGACCGGCTTGAAGCCAACGCAACGCGAAAAGGTGTTGAATTGGGTAAATGAGCAAGGCGTCGCCCTCGGGGACATGCGTAAGGAGACTTTGAATGCGATCCTGGATCCGGATGATGAATTTGGTATTGAAGATTTTTCCGAACCGCTCCCCTACCACGTTCACGAAGTCCTCACGCTGCGACGTTCCCTTGCTTCGTCCTCCGTCGCTAAACTCGAACGCATGCTTGCTTGCGCAGGCAATGACGGACGTGTACGCTACACTACCCAATATCACGGTGCTAGGACCGGCCGCGACGTCGGACGCCTCATCCAAATCCAAAATTATCCCCGTGGTGAAATCAGCGACCGACAAGGCTTAACCGCGGATATTCTCGCCGACGCGATTCTGACGCGCGACGTCGACCAGATACGTGATTTGTGGGGACCGGATATCTTCACGGCAATTATATCGTCGCTACGGTCCTGTATCGTGCCGGAAGAGGGCAAGGTGCTATGTGGCGGCGACTATGCGGCCGTAGAAGCGCGCAACCTGCTTTCTATGGCAGGGCAGCATGACCGTGTTGAAGAAATGCATGCGGGGCTCGACGTCTATTCCGAAACTGCTTCGCTGATATACAAGCGGCCGATTAATCGGAAGATTGAACAGAAAGAAGGGCAGATTGGCAAGAACACGTTTTTAGGATCCGGATACGGACTAGGGCCGGTTGGCTTCCGTGCACGCTTCGCGCCGAAAGAAAGCATCGACCTGGCAATGCTCGCAATCAACACCTACCGCAAGGAGGTGGCACCGATGGTCCCGAAATTCTGGTACGGGCTTTTCGAAGCCAGTGTGCAAGCCGTCTGGTGCGATCACGCAAAAGCGTACTCCTACAACGGTA